GACTTTGCTTATTTTATCACTGGTATTCGCAAACTGAAACTGGAAATTCAAAATGAGAAAAGTAATCGTCAAACCCAAAAGCAGCAAGGCAAAGAACCGCCTTGCTAATACAATGGAAGGTAATCCTATCTGTATTGTAGAACAGGACACTGGTGGTGAGTTGTTCTTAGCATCAGAAAATCGTAAATACTTTTTCTGGGTTAGCACTCGTACTGGTACTAACCGTTTTGGTGACAAATCTGACGCACATTGGGAGGTTATTGAATGAGTTTTTCTAAGACTGTTTCTGTTGTTGCCGCACTTGCAAGTATTTTTAGTGTTGGTGTGGCAAGTTGGAAAATGTCTGAAGAGATTAAAAAAGAACAAACTAATCCTCTTGAAGAAAAAATTCAACAACTTGAAAAGCAACTTGAAGAAGCAACGACACAAAAACCAGTTCAGCAAGTGGCACCACCTCCACAAATAACTGCACCACAACCTGTTATACTACCACCAGTAACACCACCTCCCCCTGTTCCTGAAAATGACACTCCTTGATACTCTAGAATACTTCATTGACGACACTCGTGCTCGCCTATCTGATGTAGAATGGGAAATTCGTGAAGAAACTAACTATGATGACGATGGACATCAAGAACGAATGGATCAATTCTGTGAGGAATATGATGAGATTGAAGTAAGATTGGAAGATCTACAAAAGATCAAATCTATCATTGAAATTATGGAGATTGAAGAATGAAACTCCTTGATTACGCATACTACGAAGACTTCGGACATGAATGGTATTTTCAAGTTCTATCATTCTATCCTAAGTTTGCTCTGATTGATATGGTAGTTCAGTGGGATGATTATCCTGCAACTGAATGGTTTCCATTTCTGATTGTTGGTATTGGTCCCCGTGATATTGGATTCTCATTTAGGTGGAAATGGTTTGAGATTCGTTTTGATGTATTAGACTTTGATCCACGTAATTTAGATAACTACCGAGAAGGTAGAACTGTATACTACAAAGTGAGGAAATCAAATGAGATTTCGTAATGTAGAGTTCCGTTGGAGCAAAGTCAACAACAAGTACGAACTCGTCAAGTGGTATCAATCTAATGGTTCAGGGCAAGAAAACTGTTATGTGATTGCTTTCTTTGATAAAGGCAAAGAGTGTTATGATATGAGAACCATAGGTGATAGGTTCTTTGAGGATAAAGATGCGTGGGTTGTTGGTAAGTATGGTCTAGAGTTTTTAAATGAAATCTTTGAGATTGAAAGGATTGAAGAGGAACTGAAATAGACACTTGAAGAACTGGCACAGGGCAGCTCCACAGGTGCCCTTTTTCGTTGTATAATGACTTCATACACAACAAACCGATGACTTACCAAATCACCAAAGAAATCCGTATTCACCACGAAGATGGTTGGTTTTACCAATTTACTGATGATGGTGAAGGTTGTATTGAGGTTTCTTCTTATGAAACTCACGGTATTCAAGAAACAAAAACAGGACAAACTCTTCACATTCCCAAAGATTGTATTATTGATTTTATTGAAGTCCTGAATGAAATGCGATGAACTACCTCTGCCTTGTTGATGGTGTCGTAGAATACGGCAGCACCGATCTCAACCAATTCAACCATTATCGTATGATGTATTACGAAGATCACAAAGATGCTGAAAATGTAGAGTATCTTGTGCTGACTGATGAGGCATACAACGAAATGTTCCCTTGTGAGGATGAAGAATGAACTACCTCATCACCTATCATTACAAAAACTATTTGGAACAACGACACCAACGACACAAAACGATGCAGATGGCTATTGCAACTGCTAATCTTCTGATTGCTCACGGAGATTATGTGATTGATAGTATTACCACTGAATATGGTGAAGAAGAATGATTGAAGCAATTGAAGTCGCACTTTATCAGGGAAACATTCTCTGTGCCTTTTCTACCCGTGATGAGTGTAAAACCTACCTCAAAGAAAAACATCCCAACATTGACCCTTTTGATATTCTAATCAAAACTCAATACATTAGTGATTACAAACATACTGGATACTTTGACCGATGAAAGAAATTATTACTGCAATTCTCTGTATTCTTGCTATTGTTGTAGTTGTTATTCTCGTCGGTGTTGATATGGATTATGAGAAGACTCAGTGTATTGAAAGTGGTGGTAACTGGGTAACTGGTCGTATTGGTGGTGAACTGTCCTATTTCTGTATGCCTAAATGAAAAGTTTTTTTGAAGAATATGTTGCCATTCCACTTGGCATTCTGTTGTTGATTTTTATTGCTCCAACTGCGGTGCTTGGTGGATTGAAACTTGCCGCAACCTTAGTTGATATGACTCCTGCTTGTGAGGTGAGGAAATGAAACTATTTCAATACGATAAAAAAGTTTGGGACGATGGTCAAACCTCTCATACTTGGCAGTTTGTTATTCTCAAAAATCGTTCATTCCTGTGGATGAATTATGAAAATCCTACCGCTCATCATTGGTCTTCTGGTGGATTTCATATCACACTTTCTTTTCTTGCCAGTTCTTTTTTTGGTGTAGAACTTAATAACGACAAACAATCTCTTGCTTTTGAATTTTTCACAGAATACTTTGAGGGATGGAATGAATGACTAACCAAAAAAGAGCAAAAGAACTCCTAAAAGTTTTCTGGGAAAGTCAAGCACACAATCCTGCTTGGTTGCTCCAAGAAACTCTTCAACATCTTCGTAAGCAACTATCAGGAACCAATAAGATTGATTTTACTGATGAACTGGATGTGATGTTTAATTCTGGATGGGATGAATGTCTCAAAGAGATTGATGCTATTTGTGATGAATTGGAGTTACTATGACTGATCAACAAATCCTTGAACTTGTAAGATTTCACTTTCAAGAGGGTGGATTGAGAGACGATGGTAGTTGTTCTGAATATTTTGGAACTCCTGAAAATTTTATTAAGTTTGCCCAAGCAATTTATGAAATTGGTAATGAAAATGGTTGGGAAAGTCACCAAGAAAGTGTATCACTGAACTCCTCTTATCCTACTGATTATAACTATGACTGACGCAGCATACAAAGTTTGGGAAGCATTCAAAGCAGAATTGATTGTAGAACCCACCGATGATATGAAAGAAGCACTTGCTACTGCTATTCGTGAGATTGCTAATCAATATCAATACTATCAGTGTTGTAAAGATGAAGGTGTAGAAGATATGGTAGTTGATGCTCAAAAACTTTATGAACTTTCCTATAATGTGGAGGCTCTATGACTAACCATAAACAAGAACGAGCACAAAAAATTATGAAAGCATACGAAGCAGAGGATACTTACAACTTTCCAAAAGATGGAGTTGCTGCTGCTATTCGTGCTATGGCAGATAGTTTCGTGTATGATGATAATGGACTTGTTTGGGTTACTGCTGATGACTTTTATGAGATTGCTAAAGATTTGGAGGCACTATGAAAAACTTTGAAGGAATTGATTGGGCAGTTTTGTCTGTATTTTTTATTGCAATCGTTGCTGGTGCTATCATCACCTATGATGCTCAACAACAACGAGTGCTCTTCCAACAAACATACAATAAGAACTTGGAGTGTCGTCAAGCACTCAAAGACCAAACAGTAGTACGAGTGAATGAGATTTGTGGAGAAGTTCCACAAATCAAAGATTTTACGGGAGGAAACTGAAATGTATAATCATAATGATGGTTGGGCATCAGTTATTGTTCTATTTGTTCTTGTTGCGTCTCTTATGGGTATGTTTTTAATTGCTGACGAACAAGGATACAAAAAGGGAGTGAATGAAACTCTTGTTTTGTGTATGGAGAAACCAGCAGATTGTAAAATCAAGTATGATTACCTAAAACTTCAAGAGAACCAGAAATGAACCAAATACTTGAAGGTTGGAAAATGGTTCTCAAAGATTATCGGCACTGGAAAATGATACTCAAATATCCTTATGATGTTTTTGATTGTGCTGTTTTCTTTGGTAATCTTGCTCAACCACCAAACTCACTTGATGATTATATCAAAGAATTGAAAGAACTTGACCCAGATTGGGAGAAGAATTATTATGATAATCTCTGGGTTCTTTATGATGGTATTGAGGAACGAATGGAAGAAACAGATAAGTTGCTTGAAGAAGTTGATGAGGTATTAAAAGAATGATTGAACTTCGTATCGTTGAGAATGAACTGGGAGTGAAACCAGACATTCAGTATCGTTTTATGTTGTTTCCTATTGGTCAAGGTGGTTATTTGTGCCCACCAAATCCTGATATGAAATGGTCTGAATGGAGAACTTGCCCTTATGTAAATGTGGAGGAGATTGAAAAATGAGTATTCTTGAAGATTTTAGAACTTGGTTGTGGATTATGAAAAATAACTATAATCCACATATGAGTGAATATTTTTTCAATTGTGTTGGTTCTAACCTTCCAGAACAAACATTTATAAAAGCAGAGGAGATTGAAAATGATTGAAATTCAAAAGAACTACAAACTCACACTCACAGAACAACAAGCAAAAGAACTCTATGAATTTTTGAGAGGAGCAAAGGATTGTGGTCATCTATCTACTGACCGAGATTTGGTGCTTGTTTATCACGAACTCAAAAAGCTCTTTGATAGTGGTATCCGATGAAACACATTATTTCTTTTTTACTTAAATTTCCACTTTACTATGTGGTAATAAATGGTCTTGTAGCACTCACGGGACTTTCAATTTGGTGGTGTATTCCAATCTGCACCGTGATTGGTTTGTCTTATGATATTGGTGAAATGATGGGGAGAGGAGAACTATGAAAAAGTATCGTATCAAAAAAGAAACCTATAATGGTACTACAAAGTATTTTCCACAAGAGAAATTTTTGTATTCTTGGTATAATATCTTTGCCTATGAGGTTTATTTTGATGGTGGATATGATACTCTAGAAGAAGCACGGAAACGACTTTGTGAGTATTGTAGAGAACCTGTGGTAGAATACCTAAACTTTGACCCTAATGAGGACTGCAAATGAAAGTTTATTCACTATACTTCAAAGAAAAATTTATAGTAGCATTTTCAAATCGGGAAGATGCTATTGAGTATGGAAAAGAGTATTTTGATAAGTTTGCTTGGGATTGTAATATCCTTGAAGAGTATTTGAATAGGACACCTTATCAAATGTATACTCCTCCTTATACTACACCTAATACTATTCCTTGCGTTTCTCCTAATTCCACAAAGATTGTTCATAACTCTCAACCTAATGACCCAAAACCTCATTTTGATACTTATGGTGGAGTGAAAGCAGAATGAACGACACCATCAATAAAAACCTCACACTCATTCAAGAGGTTGCTACAAAGGCACTTGAAGAACACAAGAACTCCACAGAACGATTTGGTGGTGTAAATTATGCTGACCTACGAGTGGTGGATGTATGGGTGAAGTATAGTATTCACGAAGAAGATTTGGAGTATGGTGTGTTGATTGAAGAATGCTCACCAACTGCTTATGATTTACAGGATTATATGTTAGAATACTTGAAAGATAATCTGCCTAATAATTTGGGGTGGAGCATTTATGTGGAGTTGGATTGGTAATTATGAATAAAACTCAATCAGCATTAGAACGAGTTATTATTGAACTTGATAGTTGGTGTGATAATTGGACTCCCACATCTTATAATGACCCTCGCATTAGTTTGAGACAGATTGCTGACCGTGCCCGTGATGTTTTAGAACAGGAGAAAAATGACCTGTAAGTATTATGACTGTGGGTTCTGTTATGCACCAGCAGACGCAAAAAATAACTCAATTCAAGGTGGTTGTTTTGAACCAGAATACTGTGCTACTTATCTAATGCAAAATAAAATGACTGACTTTCAACCAACTCCACAAACACCAGAACAAGTTGCCGATGGTCTTCGTGAGGCTTTTAGACAAGCAAAAGAGGATGGTGTGATGGATGCTACTCCTTACTTGAACCAAATGACTTTTAACACAGATATTGAAAAAACAGAAGCAGAAATCAAAGTGCTTCAAAAGAAACTTGAACTCCTCAAAGAGATTGAGACACATAAATCTCAACCAAGAATGTATTTTGAACTTGGTGGTAAATTTGAGATTGTCTCTTATAATGGTGAGAATTATTATCGTCTGGAATATCCAAGTGCTATTATTTGGTATAAGAAAAAGAAACCTAATGATGGTATGATGCTGGTTCGTATTACTGATGGTGAAACTTATCGTTTACTTGAAGGTGTGTGGTTCAACGATGTGAAGAAGGGAAATTATGACTAACACTCAAAAAATTCAATCTGAAATTGATGAATTACATAAAAAGTTTGATGTTCTTCAATCACAATCTGCGTCTTTAAGTGAATTGAATAGTGTGCGAAGACAGTTAAATATTGCTTATGAAAAGTTGAGGAAGAACTGAAATGACTGAACCAGAAATCATCGTAGAACGAAAAAAATATGGAAGTTCTGCTATGGATTATACTATGAGAGTTTATCAAAAACTTGATGAAGAAACCATAATGATTGATGGTGTGAAGTATCAAAAAGTAGAGGAACCAAAACCACAGATACTCAAAGATATTATTCGTGAGTGGTGGGGTGATGATGAAACTTCCTCAACTTGTGATGAACTTCTGGATAAGATTGCTGGATGGTTGCCTGATGAAGATGATGGTGATGATAGATATGCTTGTGGTTGGAATGATTGTGTTGAAAAGTTGAAGTTGAGGTTAAAATGACTGAACCATTAAATCATAAACTTGATGTAAGTAAAATCAAAACCATCAAAGATGTAAAGAATGTCTTTGAGTGTATGAGTTTGTATGCTAATGCGAGTGAAGGATATGAAAAGTATGAACTCATCAAAGAATACTTCACGATCCCAGATGAACCACAAGAACTCAAACTTGAACTACCACGCAAGTCATTAGAAGAAATCTCACAAGAGTTTGATGAGAAGATTGATAAACAGATTGAGGATGTAGAGTATAAGTTCGCACAACTCAAATATTACCAAGAGTATCAGTTTAGCAAAAAGATTACAAGGATTATTGAGGATATTGAGTATGCTCGCAAGAATGGAAGTTTTCCAGCAAAATTAGATTACTCTAAACTTACTGCGACTAGTGGTAATATTACTTCCAGTTTTGTGATTAAAGAAGGTGGTAAAGAAGTTGGATATTATACTTTTGGTAATGGGTATTTGAAGTATTATATGAATAAGAAACCGACTGCGATTAGTCGTTGGTTTATGAAAAATTGTCTTTCTTTTGTATGGGTAGACACTTGAAGAACTGGCCCAGGAGCATCCCACAGGTGCTCCTTTTGGTTGTATAATGACTTCATAAGAAACAAACCGATGCACTACGAAACTGACATCATCATTCATCAGTATTCATCCGATGGAGATTTTTATTACAAACTCAAAGTCACAGATGTAATGAATATGGATTACTACTATGATGGTAGTGCTTCTACACTTGATGATGTTATGGAATGTATCCAACTTCACCTCAAACAACACCAGAACTGAAATGACTATCAGAGAAACTGAACTTCTCAAACTCTTTTCCAAAGCAAAACAACTTGATTTAAGTGTTGAGGTTCGTGAGGACAAAGATAGTGATTATGTAGTTCGTATCTATGAAATGTTCCGTCCAGAAAACTTTGATGAAAAGGTAGTTATCACTCAAAAAGGTGAGAGCAACTGGAACAAAGGATGTTATAGTTTTGATGCTATGATGGATGTTCTTGATGAAATGTTGGAAGAAAAACGACAAGAGAAAATCAAAGAACAAAAACGACAAGAACTTCTTGCTCGTTTGACTGATGAAGAAAAGGAGTTGCTTGGAGTAAAATGACTATCAAACGCATCAAAGTCAAAGAAACTCAACGATACTGGGGGGATTTTGATGGTCCTCTTGATAGTATTATTGCTTCACTCCAGAGGGAATTGGATGCTGGTTGGGAAGGTATTGTGATTGAATATGAACGAGATTATGGTGATTGTCACGACCAAGAAGTTCCTTATCTTTACAAG